GCAGGCGTCCCTGGCATTGAAGACCCTCACAAGATGTTCTTGGCCAACATCTGGGCCTGTGGGAACAACTGCATCAAGGTGGCCATCAGTGGCAACCAGTCGAAGCGCATCCCTTACTTCATCACCCCCTACGAGAAGGTCCCATACAAGATTTGGGGACGGGGCGTCCCGGAGAAAATGGCTGATCCTCAGGCCATTATCAATGCTGCTGCTCGCGCCATGGTTGAAAATATGGGGATGGCGGCTGGCCCCCAGGTCATCTATGACGTTAATCGCGTCATGCCTGGGACGAAGGTGGACCAGATCATCCCGTGGGGAATCTGGGCAGTCAAGAATATTGAGGGGATTAACGAGCCGCCTGTCCGGTTCCAGAAGATCGATCCCATCTTGACTGAATTGAACACGATCATGCAGATTTTCAGGAACTTCGTCCAGGAAGTTACCTCCATGCCCGACATGGCAAGTGGCTTTATGGGCAATGAGCAGCACAACCGGACCTCCTCTGGTATGTCTATGCTGTTCGGAGCTGCTGATTCTTATACCAAGAGTGTGGTCTTTAATATCGACAACCACCTCACCAAACCACTTATTAGGGCTCTCTATGACTGGGAGATGCAGTATTGCCCCGACATGAGCATCAAGGGGGACATGCAGGTAGATGCTTCTGGGGTGAGGGGCCTGATGGGCCGCGATCTGTCAAGTCAGAACCTAGCTGAGATTTTGCAGGCCCTCGGCCAGATCCCTGGTGGTGCTGATTACATCAACATCCCTGAGATCGTGAAGGAAGTTCTCCGCTCCAAGGATATCGTTAACGACTCGGTTATCCTGCCCGACGAGGAAGTGAAGAAGCGTAGGGAAGATAATGCCCAGAGTGAAGTGGCCAAGCAGGCTCAGATTGCTCAGGCCCAGAATCTCGCCAAGCCCAAGGCCGAGACCACTCGCAATGACGCTATTTTGGCCGCGCTTGAGCGCACTCCTCCTACGGATCCCATCTATCCGATCATGTATGGGAAGCTACTGTCTGGTTATGACGAGCTTGACGATCAGGCTAGGGCTGCTCTAGACATCATGAAGACCCGCATTGTTGTTGAGAACAAGTCCTTTGCCGACCAGCAGGATCTGGCCCTAATGCAGCAGGATATCCAGATGGCTCAGCAGCTAGGGCAGATGCAGGGACAGGTTCCTCAACCTCAAGCCGCTACCCCTGAGACCTTGACACAGCAGCCCCCCGTGCCTCAATCCCCTTCTCCTGAGGTGGTGAGTGAATAAGCAGGAAGAAGCCTTAGCCCGTCTCGCTCCGCTCGTTAACCGAGGAGAGTGGGATACCTTCCTTGTCTACATTACCAATAAGCGGAACGAGGTGTTTGAGGCCCTAGCCCTCTGTGGTGTGGACGCTCTTAAACCACTCCAGAGAGAGTTGAGTATATATAATGACCTATTGCAATTACGGGACACTGTGCATACAATTTTAATGAACAAGGATTCTAAGACCCAATATCGGGAACCGAATCCATAACAAGACCAAGCCGTGATGGCCGTCGAAGAAAGGCACTAATGAGCAAGATCGAAGATTTCCAGAAGGTCGCAGAGGAGGAGGAACGTAAGTTCCGTGAGATGTTCCAGTCGCCCGAAGAGTCCGAGGCTGAAGAGCCTGTCGAGGAGCCTTCTACGGTTAAGCCTGAAACTCCCGCAGAGCCCGTTGCCGAGCCCACTCCCGAGACCACAACTCCCACCGAGCCTGCTCCCGTTGAGGAGCCCAAGGTTGTTGACGAAAGCAAGTACAAGGCTGCCGTCAAGGCCATGAACGAGGCCCAGCGCAAGGCTGCTGAAGCTGCCAAGCGCGAGGAGGAACTGGCGAAGAGAGAGGCCGAACTGGAAGCCCGCCTGCGTGATCTTACTGCTCCTCCCAAGCCTACTAAGGTCGAGGAACCCGAGGATGACCTGGAAACGGATCTACCCGAGGTCGCTAGGATCGCAGAGCGGAAAGCAAGAAAGGCCCTTACGCCTTACGAGCAGCGCCTTGAACAGCTTGAAAAAATGCTCAAGGAAGAGCGCGAGTCTAGGCTCCACATGGCCCAGGAGGACGAGAGGCTCAAGATGCTTACCCAGATCAAGACCGCTCATCCTGACTACGACGAACTGGTGAACTCGGACGAGATGGTTGCGTGGGTCAACAATGACGCTCCTCCCATCTATCGAGCGATCTTTGAGGGATCTATCCCTTTCCAGGCCAGGGATGCGATTGCAGTTCTGGACGCCTACAAAACTACCCTCACACCTACCAAGCCTCAGGCTCAGGTATCCAGGACAGTCCCGAGTGCTGCGGAAATCGCTGCGCCCGTTAAGACCAACACCCAGATTGCTACCAAAATGAATATTGACGAACCTCCCACCCCCAAGGAACTCGACTGGTTTATGCACAACTCCCATAAGCTCAGTGCCGAGGAACTTGCCAAGTGGGATCGGCGCCTTAGTGCGCTCTAACCAATAGGAGATCAAGCATGACTGCTTATGATGGAACCCTCGCTCTTGAGGATGGCAATTTCCAGCAGTACAGCCTCGACAATGGCGTGTTTTCGCGGATCGTGGACTTTGCCAAGTTCACCACTGCTGGCGCTCCTGGCTCTGCCACGGATGTTAAGGACATCATCAACATTCCCGCTGGCTTCATCCTCGATGATGTCATGGTGATTGTAAAGACGGCCTCAACCACTGCTAGTGGTGCTTTTGGCATTGGCGACAGCGATGACGCTGTGTATTACCTGCCAGTAACCACGACCCTCGGTACCAGCGCTGCCGGGACCGTGTTCCAGGCTAATGCTGGGGCTTCCGGGAAGTTCAAGGATCTCACCAGTGTCACGACTGCCATGGCCAGGCTCAATAAGTACTATGCCTCTGCGAGCAAGCTCAAGATCACTCTTGGCGCTACCGCTCCCCAGAACGGTAAGGTGCAGGTCATTATCCGTGGAACGCAGACGTTTTAATCGCTAACAAAGATAAGGAGAATTAACTATGGGTCTCGCTGTTGCTCGCCAGGGTGCAAATCTTTCCGCTGGGGCGTTTGTCCCCCAGATTTACTCGGCCAAGATGCAGGCTAAGTTCTATGCTGCCTCTGTGGTCCCGGCCATTGCCAACCACGACTGGGAAGGCGACATCGCCAATTACGGCGACAAGGTCATCATCCGTAAGATCCCCACGATCACGGTGTTTGATCACGTTGTGAACGCCGATCTGCCTATCCAGGACGTGAGCGATGAGAGCATCACCCTGCTCATCGACAAGGCCAAGGGCTACAACTTCAACGTCACCTACGTTGATGAATACCAGTCCGACATCGCCCTCATCGAGAAGCTCACCGAGGACGCCTCCATGCAGATGAAGGTGGCCGTCGATAAGAGTGTGCTCCAGAGCGTGTATGCCGATGTTAGCACCGCCAACACGGTTGGTTACTCCAGTGGCGTGGTTGTGGGTAACACCACTCCCATTTCGCTTGCCACTATCACTAGCCTCTCTAGCCCCATCTACGGCGGTGCTATTGCGCCTCTCATGGCTGCGGGCCAGGCTCTCGACGCTAACAACGTCCCCCGCGATGGCAACCGTTGGGCCGTGATTAGCCCCGCCTACGCCTCTGCGCTGAAGCAGTCCGACCTCAAGCAGGTCATGATTACTGGCGATGACAAGTCGCCTCTGCGCAATGGGTTCGTGGGTGAGATCGATGGCATGAAGGTCTACACCTCGAACAACCTGCTCAACGCCAATGGCGCGACGGTCTCCCTGCCGTCCCAGTGCCTTGTCGGCCACACGAGCGCTCTGGCCTTTGCCAGCCAGTTCCAGAAGCCGGAAATGCTGCCTAACCCGCGCACCTTCGGCACTCTGGTCCGTGGCCTCAACGTCTATGGGTTCAAGACTGTCAAGCCCGAGGCGATGGTCACGTTCGGCATTTACTAAGATTTAGGGTAGAATTGGGGGGAGGCAATGCCTCCCCCTTTTTCTTGGAGTCAGTTATGAAAGAAGCCATCAAAATTGTCAACTCTATGACTGGGCTTGAGTTTGTGCCCAATCCAGAACTTCTCGCTTATGCCAAGTCTGATCCCGCTCGGTTTAGTATCGTTTATGATGAGACCGTTGACGAAGAGGACACTGAGGTTTTCTCCGAGAAGCAGCTCCAGGAGATGTCCGTTCCAGATCTAAGGAAGCTCGTGGATGGGCTTGAGTGCGACAAGAGGAACAAGGATTCCATGATTGCTGCTATCCTTAAGGCTAGGGAGTAGATATGTCATTTACGGTAAGGTCATTGCTGGCAAAAGTGAGGCCCTTCCGAAAAGACCTGTCTGAAGATGAGTGCAATTACGCCATCAAAGAGACTGTGAGAAAGGTGTGTAGACAGACTGGCTACGCTCAGTCTACGTTCCAAGTGTCTACGACTGCCCTATCTCCCACTGTAGACATTAAGAGCGCTCTGGCTTTACTAGGCACACCTTACCGAGTACATCTTGTCCGATTACTCGATACCAATCTAAATGCCTACAAGATGCTCTACGAATACAACCGCACTGTTATTGATTCGAGAGAGGCTTACCGCAACTACGCTACTGGTTGGCCTTCTGGTTGGGCCTATAATGGGAATGGGATTTGTGAAATCTATCCTACGCCTGACAAGATTTACACTCTCGAAGTCACGGCGTCTTACGTCCCTCTGGATGATGTAGAGACAATCCCGCTCCCCGCCGAGGCGGAGGAGGCAATCGTAGCAGGCTCTCTCTCTATGCTCCTGATGCTTCCTGGAACTAACCAGAATGTGAATCTTGCCAAGGATAGAGAAGTACTATTTAACCGAGAGCTTGATTTCCTCAAGGCCAATGCGCTGCTTGGACAGAGTGGCCGTGCTAAGGCGTCTGGACGCAATCTTGCAACTCGTGCTATTCGCATGTGGGATAACCGATGGCAA